CCGCCCCAGGTTTGGCCGCCGTCCAGAGAGGTCTTGCAGGTGGCCGCGCCAAGGCCCCCGGCGTCAACGATTTCCACCACCACGTCGGCATTGGCACCGGCCACGCCGGAAACATGGGCGGCGGGGCCTTGGCCGGTTTGGGCGACCGGGCCGATGCCCCCGGCGGGCCGCCCGGCCACGGGCACGGCGATGACGGCGGCGTCCTGGCCGCAGCGGGCGAAGATGTCATCGAGCCGGTCCACCAGCGGCCCGGCCCCCAGAAGTCCGGCCAGGTCCGATTCCCTGTCCAGGTAATAGAGCTTGCCTGGCGTCCCGGCGCTGCACACGCCGACCACCATGGCGGCTCCTGTGACGTCCCCGCGAATGATGCCGCTGGTGCCGTCTATCAGGTGTTCGAATACGTCCTTGCGGCCCATGTCTACCTCCCTCCGGCCCGGCGCGAAGCGAAACGCGCGGCGGCGTCATCGAACATCCGGGCGGTCACGTGCTTGTCGGCGGTCCAGCCGGTCAGGCGCAGGATGCCCGCCAGCCGCCAGTCTTCCATGCCGCGCTCCCTGGCCCAAACGGCCACGGTGCGCGTTTCCTCAATCTGTTGCTTCTTGGCCATTGTCGTCGTCTCCATGGGTTACGTTGTTTGCAACGTCCAAAATCCAGCGCCCGGTTTGGTCGCGTGCGGCCAGGGCCGTGAAGGTGATGTCCACGGCTTTGGAATAGCGCCGCATGACGTCCACCACGCCGGTATCGAAGCCGCCCCATACGGCGCGTTCGGCCCGGACGGCCACGCGGTTGCCGGACGTATCCGGCAGGCTCCTGGGCAGGGCCATGAGCATGTGGTCGGCAAGCTCTTCCACGGCGGCCTTGTCACCGGCCCAGACCGTGACCGTGACGGGCTGGACCAGGCGGAAGCGGCGGCGGCGCAGGGTGCGGTGCGTGGCCTCGCTGCCGGGCGTGGGAAACGCGGCAAGCGCGCCGGTGTCGCGGGTGATGCGCTCGGTTCCCCAGGCCACGTCCACGCGCGGCAGGGGCAAAAGCCTGCTTTCCGGGTCGCGGGGGTTTTCGCGCACCTCGCCGATGCCAGCGGCCCTGGCGGCCTCGGTGATCGTGGACAGGTACAAATCGAGCATCGGTTATCTCCCCAAGAGCACCTGGCGCAGGAATTCCTCCTGCAAGGCCCTGAGTTCGGCGGCGTCTTCGGCGCTGATGCCCAGATACGGGCGGGCCGGGATGGTCACGGAATCCTTTTGCGCGAATCGGCCCGCCACCTTGAATTTGAGCTTGCCGCGCTTGCCCTTGATGGTGCCGCCCTGTTGGTGGATAGCGGCGTACACCTTGTTGGTGCCCACAACGACTCGGGACGGCGACGCCGCATAGCCGATGGAATTTTTCAGGCCCGCCGTATCGGTGAGGGTCTTGCCGCCTTCCACTCTGGCCCGGATCGACGGCTTCCAGGACGTGCCGTCCGGGGCCTCTTCGGCCTCGAAGCGGTCCTGGGTGCCCGAAACCAGGGCCTCGCCGATGGCCTCGGCCAGCTCCTGGGTTTGCCGGACCCGGCGCAGGCCGTGGTCCAAGGCCCCCAAAACCCCGGACATGGGCATGGAAAAGCTCGCCCCGGCCATCAGCGCCACCCGAAGTCCACGCGGGGCCTGGTCACCGTGGCCATGGCCTCGCCTTGGGCCGGTTGTTCGCCCAACTCCTCCAGGCCGATGTCCATCCTGCCGTCGCGGATGGCGGCCAGGTCCTTGACGGCCTGCTTGTACTGGCTTTGCAGCGGTATCCATTCGTTGCCGCCGCTGGTCTCCGAGGACATGAGCGAGGTGATGGCCCCGACCACGCGGTAGGCGCTCATGACCGCCGCGATGCGGGTGAGGGTCGCCGGTACGGTGGAAAGCGGCATGACGAAAGACGGGCGCAAGGCGTCGTCGATCTCCCCGGCCACGTTGGCCATGGTCTTGTCCACGATGCCGGGCGACTGTTCCTCCGCCGCGTCCAGATAGGCGGTGAGCACGTAGTCGGTCAGATCGGAACGTTGGCAGTACACAAGGCCCTCTCTTTGGCGTTTTGAACGCGTTTTAAACGCGTTTGATACTGTTCATGCGGCCATGCGCCCGGCGGAACCGCTTGGGGACCGCCGGGCGGCGTTTGGGGTTACGCCCCGGAGCTGGTGGCCGTGGACCAGCACAGGGACTTTGACGCGCGGGCGGGCAGGGGTTTGGATTGGCCGATGATCTTGTAGCCGTTGCCCTCGGGCAGGGTGACCGGCTTGGGGAAGAACGGCAGGGGCTTGAGCTTGGCGTCCAGGTCGTCCAGGGCCGCGTAAAACACGGCGCCTGGCGCGCCCACGGAGTAGCCGACCACCTTGTCCGGCGCGACCTTGGGCTGCATGGCATTGGTCTTGGGGTCGAAATACTGCTCGTCCATGGAATGGACCAGAAAGCCCCCCACGTTGATGGTGTCGCCGTTGATCTCCACCTTCATTTTGGCCGTGCTGGTGTGTTTTTCGGCCAGGGCGTACAGGGCGGTAAAGGCGTCCTCGCCCGCCATGTACTCGACCTTGCCGCCGAAACCCGCCGCCCTGTTGGCGTGGGCCATGGCCACCAGGTGCTTGCGCACCTTGGCCAGGGTGGCCTGGCCGTCGTCCCAGGCCGTCTCGGGTTCAACGGCGTTGGTGGGGCCGAAGTCCACCAGGTAGGTTTCCCAGCTCCCGTCGTCGAGCTTCACCGGCCATTCGATCTTGCCGGTCAGGGCCTGGGCCGCGATGGCCTCGGTGGTTTCACGGCAGGTGCCGCGCAAGAACTCGATGATGCCCCGCGTCCAGACCTCAAGGGACGCCTGCTCGCCCATGACCAGGCGCAGGTCGTTCAAGGCCTGGCCGGTGACGTCGTGGGACGGCTTGACCGGCAAGGGCTCGATCATTTGCGCGGACAGGCTGCCCGCGTCGATGGGCAGGGACATGCCGCCACGGCTGACCACCGGGATGGCCCTGACGATGCGCAGCAGTTCGGAAACCCCGATCAGGGCGGAAGCGCGTTGCAGGCGTTGCGGAAAGCAGCGGTCCATGACCGTGGAATGGATCTCGCCCAGGGCCTTTAAGTGCATGGCCACGGCCTGGGGCGTGAACAGGCCTTTGAGTTTCAGATACATGGTGCCTCCTGTTTTATTGGGCGTAGATGCCTGCGGTTTCCAGGGCCGAGACGGCCTGGGCCGTCAGGGCGGTGGCGCGGTCCTCGCCCATGACCAGTTTGTCGGCCCGTGCGGTGCCGTGGCGCAGCACAACGGCTGCGGTGACTTCCGCCGTGTCCACGGGTTCGTCGATGACGCAGGCCACGGTTTGGGTCGCGGGGTCGGTCAGCGGAATCAGCTCGCCTTGGGCGTTTTCGGTGCAGACCAGGCCGCCGGGATACACGCCGTTGTCCGCCTGGACGCGCTTCATGCCCAGCACGGGCGGATGCCCGGTGGTGTGCGCCCGCTCTTCGGCGGCGGTGATGGTGCTTTTGACTGCGTTGATGGTCATATGATCCTCCTAAACGTACCGGGTAAGGTCCCCGGTCGATTCTGTTGCGGCGGGTTTTTCCGAAGGCTCCGAGAACTCGAACAGGCCATGGGCTTCGCGCTTGGAAAGCCAGCTCCAAAAGTGCTCGGCCAGGGGCTTTTTGCCTTCGCCTTCGGAAAAGCAGAATTCTTCGGTTCCAGCCTCCAGCTGCTCGGCGAACGCCAGGACCTGTTCCCGCTCGGCGGGCAGGAGCCTGCCGTCTTGCACCAGGGCGTCGGCCTTGGACTCGCGGGCGGCCTTGGCCTGGGCGGCCCGGGTTTCGGCAAAGGACGTCTCGAATTCCCGGGCCTTGTTCGCGGCTTCTTCGGCTTTGGCCTCGGCATCCTGGCGGGCCTGGGTCTCGGTTTGCAGCTTTTCTTCCAGTTCCTTGACCTTGTCCTTGAGGTCCATGTCGTCTTCCTCCTTGCCGGGGCCGTCCGGCGGTTCCGGGGGTTGTTCCCCGAAGTCAAACGTGATGGTGGTCGCTTCCCCGTTGTCGGCCAATGTGACGTTCCCCAGGCCCTTGATGGCCGGGGGAACGGCCCCGAGCAGCCCCACGTGGCGCAGCGTGCCGTCCGGGTAGAGGCTCAGCGATTTCTTTTTGTAGCGCCCATTGTCCACGGCCCGGCGCAGTTCGTCCGGAACCTGGGCATACTGGGCCAACAAATCGCCGCCCTCGCGCTTGATCCGCTTCACCCAGCCGTAGGCGGGCGCGTTTTCCTTGGGATGGCCGATGACCAGGGGCGCTTCGTGCTTGTCCGGGTCATAGGCCTGAACCAGGCGGTCGAAATGCTCCCTGGTCAGGCGCACCTTTCTGCCGCCCATGTCCACGTAGGTGCCGGTGCGGGCGATCAAATCCCATGTCATGTATTGACTCCTTGGTATAATGTGGTTACGGCGAAA